ATCTAAAAGGGCTGCGCGCTCTGCATTTGCAAATGTGTGTGTTGACTCTCCAGCTTGTTTTCCTCTAAAGTCATTTAATGCCTTGAATAATGGTCCTTGTGTAATGTCTGCAAATTGTGCAGCGTTGAAATTTCTTCCCTGTGAGCCCAGTTCCTTTACCTCGACGTTAGTCCCTGCAACTACGTCCTGGCCTATTTGGGCAGACTCTATGTTTGATTGTAATGCAGCTCTCTGATCAGCTGATGCGCCATCAGCAATCCAGACGTTTCGTGTTATATATCGCTGCTCTGCCATCTGCATTGTAAACTGGGTTGAATATTTTCTGTCAAGCATTGAAGGTAGTTGGATATCAGTAGAATCCTCAGCTGATAACGGCATTGTAAATTCTCTTGTAGAGCAAGCAGACACTCCAAAGCCCGTGCCAAATACTGATGCGTTGACAGGATTCCACTTGAAATGTAAAATCTCTCCAGGATTGTGATACCCTTGATATTCTGCCCCACGAAACTCGTACTTGTACGGAATTCTCTGCCTATCCCACCAGATTCTCATAAGGGATGAGATTGGGATATGCATAAGATCATTAAAGCTTTTGACATTGGCAATTCCCATTCTTGGCTTCCAGATAGAGTTGCCATACCAGAGCATCTCTTTTACTAAAATTGTATCAAAAGTATCAAAGTGAAGGCGAGCAGTAAAGTCCTCCATATATTCAATAAAGCTCTCAGAGTCTCCCTTGATGTAGTGCTGACCCCCAGTAATTTTTGATGACAAGTCATTAATTGCAAGCTGCACATCTTCATCTTCTGAAAGTGCAATTGCCATTTTCTTAAATGGTACACGTGGAGAATCAAATGACTTTGATGTGTATCCTTCTCGAGAATATGCGCCAACTGTGGAAATTTCAGGACCCCAAACAGGTTGTGATAATCCACCAGGTATCATTTCAGATAACATTGTAGAGTTCATTGCAGCTTTCATCATATTGAGATTTAGTGATTTTCCTGGCTGTCTTAGCGGTTTAGATTCATCTGAGAGAAGTTTTGCTAGACCATTTCTTAACCTGCTACCAAAAGCCAATGATAAAAAATGCTTTCATGAATTAAAGGTATTATCAGAAGTGTGTGACTGGTTATCCTGTAATGTAAACTCCAACCATACCCTCAACATCTAATGCTGTTCCTGAATCAACTCTACCTGAGAATTTTATTGTTGATCCGGCAGGATTTTGAAACCATACTCCCATGTTTACATTTGCACTGGAAGACCTTGTGAGAAGATGTAAGTCATATGTGAAAACCTTGTCGTGAAAAAGTGTCCTATCAAACGGTTCAGTGTCTGATCTTACCGTGATTACCATGTCTTGTCCTCCTACTACAGTAGAGACACCAAATGCTCCACTTCTATACCAAGCTCGTCTTTTATTTGGAACAGTATAAAGTCCATCCAATGAACGATTTGAGTTTATTGGGATGTTTCTATATGTTTCAGTGTCAGCTGTATTAATTACAGTGATATCCCCTGTTGCAGTTAAATTGGATCCCACTTGAATTCCAAAAAAATCATTCACGGCATTAACTCCAGTTACTGGATTACTGTTTTTTGTCACCGTAACTTGTGTTGTGCCGTTTAGAGATATTTCATCAGATATTTGCTCATCATTATTTGAATCAAGATAAACTACTTTGACTTTTTGAACTCCAATTCCTGCTAATGTATTAGTAGAAACAGCTGAAATTACTGCAAGTGCAGCTGCATTAGGATATGTGATTACCCCTGAATTAAATCCAATTAAATCCACTAGAGTTGTTCCAACTGCCGTGTTTTTACCTAACATTGTAAATGTTCTATAGATGTTAGCGTCGGCAATTTTTATAATGTCATCATAATCGCCTCCCATATTAGATGTCCAATGAAATCATCAGGACAACTACATGTAACATTAGATTTGACGATGACTGCATAAAAATAATTATTATCTTGAATTAAAGGTATTTTTGAAAAAATAATTCTATGGAATTATTCTATGGGATTGTATCTACTGTAGTTCCTGACAAATCAGTAATCTGGATTCTATTGTTTAATGTGTCAGCTATGAAGATATTTGAACTGTTCATAGTAAGTCCAAACGGATTATAGTATTCCCCTGATCCAGTTCCAGCAATACCAATCGTTTTAACATAAACACCACCAACATTGAAAACCTTGATTACATTTGTTCCAGTATCAGCTACATGGATAAAGTTAGTAGAGTTTATGTGAATTCCTCGTGCGTTAAAGAATGAACCATCATTGGCATTGTCATCTGCAAATCCAAACGTGCCGTTAAATCCACCTGATGGATTGAAAATCTGTACTCTTTGATTACGTGTGTCAAGTACAAAGATATCTCCAGTACTGTTCAGTGCAATATCACTTGGATGGTAAAATGTTCCAAGAGCTGTTGCAAAGGAGGGCTCAAGTATTGGTACTTCTGCAGGTAATGCCGGTGATTGAGGAGTAAGAATGGTTAGAGTAAATACTGTAATCAGAACAGCAGCTGCAATAGATGCTGCAAATAACGGTGGGATTTTATTCAATGTAACATTCAAAGGAATCTTAGATTAAAGGTATTTTGAAAAAAGATTAGAGGGTGGGCATCTCAACTATTGCAAAAGGTATTTTGCTGTATTGAGTATTGCCCGGCATGGGTCTGACCCCGTGATCTTTTTTATTTGCATAATGTTCTGGATGTAATCTTCTAGCACATTTGTAACAAAGCTGCCATAATTCCCAGTTCTCACGTTTTTGTGTGGAACGGGAACGATGTTTGCAATCAGTACCGAATCGATACCCCAGACATGTAGCCAAGTTTTTCCTCCATCAAATTGTTACCGTTATTTTTTAGGAAAGAATACCATAAATAGATGACCTTTAAGAAATCATTAATGAAAGATCGGTTCATTTACTATTTTGGAGCATTAACATTTCTACTTGGAGTAATTGTAGGGGTTGGAGTAGTAGGGCTAGTACTAAGATAATACCTTTATTTTTAAAAAAAGCCACTAGCTGTTGGATGCACAGCCAGACAAGCTTGATACAGAAAAAATGTATGAGGGAATCATACAAATTTTTGAGAGATTACACAAGCGTTTCATAAGTTATGAAAAACAAGACGATGATTCGCAATCCTCCCTTGACTATCTAACTAAACTTGCAGGTTCCCTGGGATATATGGCACAGGTCCATTCAGGCCTTGCAAAGGCATACCAACATGAAAAGAGACTTGCAGACTTGGAGAAAAAGTTTGAAAAGATTCCTCCAGAGATTATAAAGGAAATATTAAAGTCAGGTAATTAATGTGCCAACAGATTTTGAGCGTCGGTTAGGCGACATTGAAAAACAGACCAGTACTCCTGAAAAAAAATCAGTTACAGGTCAACTGCCAACTGACAATATAGAGTGGATTGAAAAGGCACGTCCCTATGTTGGTAAAGTACAAAGAACATTTGAATGGGAACCATTCTGGGTGGATGTCTATAAAGACAAATCACCAAATATTGTGATTGTAAATGGCAGACAGACTTTCAAATCAACATTTGGTACTGACATTATTGGGTGCTATGCGACATCGCATGACAATGTAGAGGTAACATACATCGTAGACAGGGAAGACCGAGTTTCTGCATGGTCCAAGCAGAGATTCAGAAAAGACACAATGCTTCGAAATGAGTTGCTAACTCCGTTTTTGATGCACGGGCGAGCAAATGTTGGAGAAATTAATCTTACAAACAATTCTGTAGTTTATGTCAGAACTGATGAGAATGAATACAACAATGTTCAAGGGATGACCAATAGCTTGATGGTGTATGATGAATGCCAGTATCAAGAGTTGCAGTTCAGATCAGCTGCACTATATTCAATGACTCAGACAAAAGGCCAGTGTTACTATTTGGGAATTGGCGGGGAGGCAGGTTCTGAATGGTACAAGCTTTGGAAAAAATCAGACCAAAGAGAATGGAGATTCAAGGATAAATATTGGCGTGAGAAATTAAAGTTTGATGCAGATGGCTATCTGTGCAATGAGCATCCAGAAAATATTGTTGCAGGAAACTGGGTTGCAGCAAAACCAGAAAACAAAGAGTACCGAGGATACCACATGCCACAGTCCATTTTTGCAAGGATACCCATTACCATTGATGATGCAGTCAATCTCTATAAGACAAGACCCGAGAACTCTATCCAGTACCAGGAAAAATATAATCCAAAAAGTATTGTACAGGCCCACGTTTATGGAAACTTTTTCAAGGCAATGCGCAGACCCATCACACCAGAAATGGTTGAGGCATGTTACGATTACACCAAGGCGTTATTGTCTCCAGAAGAGATAGGCGCGATAAAAAGAAAACACAGAACAGAGGTTCTGATATTTTTAGGAATTGATTGGGGTTCAGGTCCTGCAGCATCAAAGACTGTCGGGTCTGTCATAATATACTGGAGAAAGACAAACAGGTATCAGCTTGCATTTATTGATTCCCGACCAATGGAGCATGAATATGATCAGGCAGCTCACTTTGTAAAATTATTCAAAGATTATTGTTGCGATTTCTGCGTAGCTGATTTGGGCTATGGGAAAGACAAGGTAACTCTAATGCAAAACGGGGGATACACATCGTTTGGTGAGAAAATTAATGGATTAGGCCGTGGCAAAGTAAAGGGTTGCTGGACTTCGGGAAGTATTACACAGGAAACCATGCGGCATAAAAGTCAAGATGTAATTGATGCGCCAACTGTAGGGGAGAAAAAAGAATATTATTCAGTGGATAAATCCCAGATAATTCAAAACTTTGTGGACTTTATTGGAAGTACAGTACCTGATGAGAATAACAAGCCAGTATCACAATTTATCATTCCAATGAAAAACGACTGGGAGTGTGACTTTTTGCTTGATGACTTTTGTGATACAACACGAAAGGACCTGGATAGAGACAATGAGGAAATTATTAAAGAAGACCCAAGACAAAAGGCAAAAAAAGAATGGAATCATCCGAGAGATTCAGTGATGAGTTTGATTTACTGTATGATTGGTAAGACAAAGTATGATCCTGAAGGATTTAAAATATCAAAAATCAGAGTAAACAAGAGATTTAGGTACAAAGATAATTGAACCAATCTTTTAATACAATGTTTTTTGAATATTTTCATATTTGTCTAAAACAGTCTACATGCCACCTGAGGCCCAAACTGAAATACTGAAAGATTTTGATTTATCAAAGATAGAAGAATACTTTCATTTTGCAGCATTTGAGCGAAAGGTCTCAACTAGGAAAACCCACATGATAGCACACGCTATCATGGATAACAAATTTACAGATAATGTACTGCGTGTAGTTCCAGGGGCTGGGTCTGCAAAGTATGATGTACTTGATGGACAGCACAGAATTGAGGGACTGCGATATGCAAGAGATGAAATGGGACTAGCTAACTATGATTTGATACTGTTTATTTACAGGGGAGGAAACCAGCGAGAAATTTACAGACGATTAAACCTTGGCAAACCACTGACACTAGCTGACCATCTAAAAGCACTAGATACTGGAAAGGTCGCATTCTTTAATGACTTGAGAAAAAATTGTGATCATTACAGAAGTGGAGGGATGGTAAGGTTTGCAACTATAATTAATTGTCTGCACTATGCAAAATCAACATCAATTAGATCAATTAGGCCATTACAAATTGATGACTTTATCAAATCAATAACATCTAGAGATACAAAGATAGTAAACCAATTCATTCCGATTTTACAGCAAATTGCAACAAATCCAGATTCTTTATTTTATCATTATACCTTGATGCGAAATCTTTTCCGCATTTATTATGAAAATGACATCACAGTTGATGGTATGATAAAACTTGGTGATGTATTAAAAAAATCAGGCAAAGTAAAGGAGATGGCAGAAAAAAGAGACACGTATGCTATGCGAGGAATTTATCATTACATCATTGACATTGCAGCACCCAAAGTAGGATTGAATCTTGAAAAAGGCAACATTACAGAGTAGGAGAAAAGCTACCATCAAAAAGGTAGTAAAAAAGCCAGTAAAGAAAAAGATTTCAAAGAGTACCGTCTCAAAAACAAAGGTAGGCAAGCCTGTAAAGAAAGTGACAAAGAAAGTTATCAAAAAAACAACAATAAAAAAGGCTGCACCAACAAAGAAAACCAGAGGCCCAAAATATATTCAGCCAAAACCTGCTAGAACAAAAGACGTTCCGATACCATTCAAAGATACAGAAGAGATACCACACTTTTTGCTCAGAAATTTAGTGGATATCTATTATGATTTCCAGGGACAAAGAATACAGACTCAGCTAAGAATAGGATCCTCTGAAAGAGAAAACTCGTTGACTAAAGAGGATCTCTCAGTGTTTGGCATTACTACTATTTTTGAAAATGCACAAAATTTTGAAAAAGACATTGAGAAATTAATAGTTAGACAACTCAGAAACCATGCACTGTACAACCAGTATTTAGAAAAAATTCAAGGAATTGGACCACTGCTAGCTGCTGGACTAATCGCATACATCGATGATATTGAAAAGTTTGATCACGTTAGCAGTTTGTGGCAATATTCAGGGTATGGAATGAATCGTTACTGCGATGTATGTAAAAAACCAACATCAGTTGATGTCAAATATGAGACTGGAAAAGTAGCAAAGAAACTGCAACCATTTGAGACATGTCCCATTTGTAATGGTAAAACAAGAACCATCCTACAAAAGAGAATGTCAGGGTACCAGTCAAACTGGAATGACAGACTCAAAGTACTTGCTTGGAAAGCTGCAAATTCATTTGTCAAACAATCAGCTGCAAAATCAAAGTATCGTAAATTGTATGATAAAATCAAAGCAGAAGAGCACCGCAAACATCCAACAAAGAAAATAGAAAAAGGTAAGACATTCTTCAATGACGGTCACTTGCATAATAGGGCAATGAGAAAGGTCTCAAAGATATTTCTGGCACATGTTTGGCAAACATGGAGAAGACAACAGGGACTAGAAACTACAGAGCCATACGCCAAGCAACTTTTAGGTCACAGTGTAGTAGAAGCCTTTACTGATAAATGACAGACAAGGAAAAGTTACAAAAGATTTTGGATATCATCAACATAGATGTAGTTGGTTGGGCATCTCCAAAAGTTCTCATTGATACACTAAAGCGAGAAGTCTTTGAGAAATGAAAAAAGTTATCTACCTAGTTTTTCAGAAAAAATCTATAAGTCACGAAACGTGAGAAACCCACAGTATGATTACGAGCCAATACTATTTGAAACCCATTATAAGCGAGCGAGTCACCATAGTTGTGAAACCAAACTAATTACTACGAGTCAATACTCACTTGAAACCCAGATAAGATTACGAGCACACGATAAATTTGAAACCCATGTTAGCGATACGAGTCAGGAATTTGTTGAAACCCAAGTTATGGTTACGAGTCATCTTGAACATGAACCCTATTGAAGTCACACGAGTCAATAAGCACTTGAAACCCAATCGTTTGATACGGATCATCTTAAATTTTTTTGTTCCCCCATATCAACAAACCAGATAGGTGGACAGATAATATCATGTGTTTCGTAAATTTTCTTTGCAAGGTGAAATGACTTTTTTGTTTCTTGTTTTTTTGGTATGTTTTTTTGTCTATTCCATTTTACTTTTGGCCAGTGCTTTATCATCCACCGTACAGATTGCGGACCCCACATATGAGAAGTCATAAGGCCAACCCCGATTGATATCTGAATTATTCCTGCAATTATCCCACCAGACCCACCATCAAAAATAATATTTTTCAATCCCAATGAGACATTTACACCCCCAGCTAAAAGACGAATTATCAAAGAACGTCTCTCCATGTTTTTCATAATTTGTGCATGAGTCCTTTTTGGTTTTGGCTTGTGCGGATATTTTCTCCAGAGATAAACAAAGGGTACAGTGACTATTGCTGCAACTACTGCTCTGGCATATGGACATAGATTTACAGTCTTTGGTTTTGTTTTGAAAATAATTTCATAGTCTGATGAATCACTAGGCTGAGCATCCATGGCTTTAAAGTCAAGTCCATCATGCTCCATGAAAAACTCTGGAGTAAAGCAATACACTACTAATTTGTAGTGCCATGATTTATTATTAAAAATTAAAGCCAATAATATTTTTAAAATTATTTGGTTATAAAAATTGACATTCAAAAATTATTGAATGTATTCTTAAACAAATACGGGGTTTAGAAAATTATGAAAAAGACCAAAGAGATTCACAGGGTTTGGATGGATTTCTCAAAACTTCCAAAAGATTTTCCCTTACACAGATTTATGAGACGCTCATTTATTGGAAAATGGCACTATCACTATGAAAATAAAAACGGTAGAATTGGCCTGGTCAGATTGAATCATTCTCTTGACTTTACCCGACAAGATGGGCATCACTGGGAGGCATGTGGAGTCTTGGATTTTGCACGGTTTAGAACAAAGAGAGAAGCAGAAATTACAATTTACAAGACATTGGAGGAGAATTTAAAATGAAAGATCACAAAAAAATTGCAGATGAGGTCTTTATTCTTGTAATGATGAATAATCATCCAGAACTTGGACTTGACTATCTTTCCCTCAAACCAAAACTACGAGCTTATTTTAAGAAATTATAATAGTTATTTCCGATCAAACCTGAAATTTGCTTATAAGAAACAAAAAATTTATCATATTGTTGGATAGAGGTGTCAAAAAAAACATCATCAGAGGATTAGACGAATGGGGAGTGTTGGATGTAAAAATTGAAAAATTAAAAAAAATGATTAAAAAAATGGACAATGAGATAGAATGAAAATAATATAGAATTTGGATAGTAGTTCAAATATGAGTATCTTAAAGATTACTTTATGTTAATTTCAGAAAAAACAACAATTAATGTCTCCTCAGAGAATGTTTGGAAGCATCTAAAAACATTGGAAGGAGCAGAGCAATACATCCCTATGGTAACAAAGTCAGAAGTCAAGGGAAGTGGAATAGGAGCCACAAGAACATGTGATATTCAGATGGAAGATCAAAAATTTCAAATTCAGGAGACTCTTTCAAAGCTAGATGATTCTCAAAAAGAAATGACTATAGTAATTGATGATGGTCCGCCTTCAATGAAAGATATGAAATATAATTTTTCAGTAAAAGGCGATGAAAACACAACAGAGATAACAATTAGTAATGAATCTAATCAAACACCAGAAAGTCAACAAATGACTAAAGGGATGTTAAGTATGATTTGTGCAGGCCTGAAAAAATATCACGAGCAATAATTTTACATTCAATAATTATTGAAGTAGATTAATTCAAATGAATCAATTTCGTGGCTAATTTTTTCAAAGTCAATATAACATATTTTTAAAAATTAATAAGAAAGTACAATTGAAAACAATCATGACATTAATTCTTGGAGCTGGTCAAACTGTCTGGCATAATGGACTGGGTTCTGAAATGATCTTAATTGCAGATGGTAATGGAAATCTGAGTGGAACTTATGAAAGTCAAGTAGGTGCAGCAGATGGACCAATGCCTCTTTGTGGCAAATACAATCCTGATGAAATCTATCCTTCTCTTGGTTGGGTAGTTCAATGGAAAAAGATCAATGGAAAATTACCTGAAAAGTGCAAAGGCTGGACTACAACTGCATGGTCTGCACAACTAATCAAAGATAGTAATCCAACAAAAATCAAGGCAACATGGACATTAACTAAACAAACAGAAGCTGCTGATTCATGGAAAGATACCCTAGTTGGATGTGGTGAATTTACACTAGTTACTCCTGATGAGTAATAACATTGTCCTTTAATTTCTGCTAAAAGTTTTGTGATTTAGTAATTATTGAACCCTTGAAGATTATTTTAGATTTCCACTCTTGTCATAAATTGCCTGTGGCGAATCCTCATGGCAATAATTACTGTCTTTGAATTTTAGATGATTCAGTTCATGCTCTATCATGCTTAGACCGCAAAAATCTATCCATACCTGGGGCTGATACACTGGATAATAGATGCTAGGAGGATTGTATTTTGAGCAAGCCAACAGACCATTGCAGCTTGTCTTAGGATACGAATCATACAGATAGAGTGTCCAAGTTTCAGAACAATCATAGTATGGTGCAGTAATGGTTAATGAACAAATAATCATGGTTTCAAGTAACATATGTTCATATATTATGATTAATGATATATATGTTCATACAATATTACTGATTGATATATGAATTGAAATCTATGCGTATTTCCTGAATTGCCTTTTTATCTAGACGAAAAAAATGTAATTTAAAGATAAATTATAGTTCTAATTAAAAAAGGACAGATAAGAATGGCTTTTATCAATTATGAGATCCATAATTTTTGTGCCTATTGTGATCATAGATTTCTCAAAGAATTAGGTATTATGTGTCCTAACTGTAACCGCAGAGCAAGAACTGATCCACGCTTGACAAAATATAAAACTTTTAACAGAAACTAGATAAATTGATAAGAAAAAAAGAAAAAGTTAGTATCCTCTTGTTAGACCTGTTAGATCATGGTCAAGAAGGAATTGTGTTCTAGAGTCAATGTTGGGATATTCAACTGTTTTGAAACCTTTGTCTGAACCTTGGATTACTGATGAATCAAATACATCAACTGCATTTTTCTGCGTCCATTCTATTAGACTTGGAAATACGTTGTGATTTCTATTCTTTAATTCGCCAGAGTCTGTATGCCTTTCATACTCCATTGGAGTAATTCGCATCCATCCAGATAGTTCATAGTTTGTATATTGGACTCCATTCTCAGTTTCCCAAATATTGTTGATTTTATCAACTCTTTGTAATTCAGTAAGACCTTTGCCTTCTAATGGCAAATGTACTGAAACAATTGGGTTGTCAATACTTGGAACTCCTGTAAACTCAAATCCATCATTCATGAATGCATATTCAACTTTGTTGTTCCTGTCAACTGCTTTAATTCCTATCACTTCAAAGTATGGAATGTCTACAAATTTGACATTGCTAATTGATGCTGTGAATGTCGTACCGTTTTTCATGGTAGTAACTATCAGATCTTCGTTTGTCAATACTTCATCTGATATGATTTTGAATTCTTTCAAATCACCATTTGATTCAAAGTATACTTCTGTACACCACTCAGCCTCATTCATCTCACCGATTGCAGGAACTAGACAAAGCTCCATCCATTTCATCCACCTTGACGTATCTGCTGAAATAGTGAATGTTTGTGGAATCTCTAATGGAATTTCCACTTTATCAAATGGTGTGTGATAACCTGTTACCTCGTAACAAACACCATTGTGACTGAATCCACAATCTACTACATCTACAAGTGATCGATGGTTATTGTTGAATGTTGGTCTTGCTTTTGCATCATTACTGCTGCCACCACTTTTCTTTTTTACAATGGGTTCTGCACCTACTGTAATACTGGTTATTGCACTTGCTGGATTTGAATTGCTATCAACTACTGATGCTTCAATTTCCCAGATACCAGAAATGTTTGAATCAATTACGATTAAACTTTGTACAACATCATCTAAAGTTGTAACCCCTGATGGGTCTCTTACATCAACTGTTATTGAACTGGTAACATTACCATCTTCAATATCAGATGCTAGGAATCCTGTATGTGTAAATGCTGAACCAAAGTTAATGGACCCATCACCGTTATTGTCAGTGATTATGGGTGCATTGCCTGATGATACGTTTACAGTGTATGTAACTTGTACTGCATTATTTGATGATGGGTCTGTAAAGTCACAGGTTGCAGTATAACCACCAACTGTAGTATTATCTACAGATGCAGTATTACATGCAATTATGTCTCCATTTACAGATTTATCATTGTCAGTTACAGTAACTTCTAATGTTGGTACTGCATCATTTACCAAGATTGCCTGGGGATTTGCTTGATTTCTTACAAGTGTTGGAATACTAGTATCTTCTACTGTAATTACAACATCAGCCCCACCTGTTGCTAAGTTTCCACTTGCATCATTTGGTGCTGAGAATGTAATTGTGTATACTCCCACAAATGATGTATCTGGAACGTCACCACCAACAGTTACTATTTCTGAGTATGCTGGATCATTATCACTTACAATTGGTGTTGGCAATGAAAAAGAATTTACTGCCTCTAACTCTATTGTCTGTGTTGAACCAGTACCAGTAATTGTTGGACTGATATTATCTGCTACTTCAAATGTACTATCGGCTTGAGAATCAATCTCTGCATCATCATAAACGATTAATCTAATGTTTATGTCTGCAAGATCCGTGTATAATGCACTTGAGAAATCAATTGCATTTACGGCTATACCATCACAGATCAATGCGATTAGATCAGTTTCACCGCCAATTGTAACTTCTGGTGAACCAAATGGACCATTATCAATTAAGATTTCTCTGCCCTCGATACTTTCTCCAGCATCAAATGTTGGATCGTTACAAATTAAATCCAACGAGTCATTTGAATTAACAGTGATTGTTCCAAAAGATGTTGGTGTTGATAATGCACCATATGCGAGATTTGAATATCCTGTCATTGAAATTGCCATTACTAGCAATATTGTCATTAGAAGTTGTTTTTTTGTCATTGGGGCTTCGCTTTTCTTGGTCTTAATATATGATGCTATGATCATAGCACCTATGATTCAGATTAAAAACACTTAAGTTCATAACATCATTTACGTTGTATTGAAACCTGTAATAATTATCACAGTGGCCATAGTTTGCTCAGTTGTTGCAGTTTTTGCAGTATTATTATCATTACAAGAAATCGCAATTTATCAATATAATGAAGAAATTGATAAAGAACTAGAGAGACGTGACAAACTAACCAAAGGATTTGAAAGCACAAAGCAATTACTCATTAAAAATTGTAGAGAACATTACATAGGACAATTATCTGAAATGAATAGATGTATTGAAAATGTCGAAGATACAACTAACCAAGTATTAACTCAAGAAATTTATAATCCAAACGGATACACTCCTCCAACTTGCACTTTGCCTCCAACACAACAAATGCTGATTGATAGTTTAGAAAATGATAATTCAATTGATGAAAGTATAAGGATGGAAAAAGCAATACAAATAATGAAACAATGGTGTGTTTGGGATTAGGCTCAAACCTTTTGACTTTAAAGTTCAATAATTATTGAACGTCATTGTGAAGAGCCAAGCACCCAGTCCAGGATATATTTTTGAGCCTCAGTTGTTGCTATGACATGCTTGTAATCAGAATCTGTCTCCTTCAATCTTTGATCAAGCTCTTTAATTTTCTCTTGTATTTCTTCTTCAGTTCTCATAAAGATATATGGATTTTCTAAAATTTAAGATTTGTTTAATTATGATTGTGGGTTCAATTATTTTTGAATGTCAATTCAAATATTATTAATAATTATTCAAACAATGGCTGATGAAATTCCATGTGGTGATACAGTCAAATTGTTTCAATGGAGAAGAGAGATTCGTAGATTTGTTTTGTATGCATCAAATGATGACATTAATGAAGTCAACAATGTAATGACATTGTTAACACATGGACTAATGGTAATTTTACAATTTAGAGCTGATACTGCAGTATGTAGTAACCCAATAAGATGCAGAAAAATTATTCCCTATGGAAGAACCAAAACTGCAGATCCTGCAAACCAGAACAGGTACATAAAATGGTCCAGGCCATGGTTTGGATTTGGTTTATATCTAAAATGTACAATTTATCACAGAATGGAAAAAGAAGTAACCTGTGAATAATAGATTATAAAAAATTAATAAAATAGTAACCCCCATTAATTTTTGATGAACGCCAGACAGCTCAAAGCCAGAAAAACCAAAGTGTATAATCATATAATGTATGGGGACAATACGCCCTCTTATGAAAAAAATAACAAAAGAACAAAAAAACTCCAAGAAGAGGAGCGTTCGCGAATTTAATTTTGTTATAGTCGATTAATAATTATCATTACAACTGCATGTCATACTTGTCAAAAAGTTTGTTTTCATAAGAATTTGAAATAATCTAACAAACAGGTTTCGTAAACGAATCTTCTTCACCTGGAAGTATTTCATTGATAATTTCAAATTTTATGTTTGGATAGTTTGTTCCTCTAAAGACTACTTTCCATTCACCTAAAATATCATCAACAGAGCATAATCCTAATGGTCGATTCAATTTAATATCTGTATAATAGTTAAATGCATTTTTTTTTGTTCCATCAAATGGAATTGTTTGATATACAGTATAATGTGTTTCATTTGATTGTTTCAAAAATGCTACTTGTCCTTTTTCATCAATATCCAATCCCCCAATTTTTATGAATATTTTTTCACCCATCAAATATTCGGAACGATCAATTTGAAACGGTCCGGATGTAATCCATTCTCTTGGTGATGGTTTGTAAGAATTTGCAGTCGCTTTTTTTTCAATCTCATCTAATTTTTTATCAATGTCTGAAATTTCCCTAGTCTCTGAACTATTCAAATTTTGCTCAAAGTTCGGTGTTTCAATCATTATTGCCTCATTTAATTCTGATTCTTGAGTATAGTAAAGAGTGGCAATTAGTATGATTATTCCTATTCCACTTGCAATTAGTAGGGTTAGTTGACTAGTTTTCATTTAATTTTCTAATTTCATCCAGGGGCCTATTATTTTTAAAAGTAGTTGTATGGTACCTTTACCGAAATTTTTATTACACATCTTTAAGGTTAGTTTAACAGAGTATTTACCATGAAAATTTATCTCGATTCGCATAAAGACAAGATATTTGATTTACCAAAAACAGATTGGCTAGTAATACCTGAATCAAAGTATAATGATATCCCCTTTGCCACATCTAGAATTGACGGCGCATCAATTGTAACTTGCAATCAAGAAAAATTCAATTTTAAAAAAGGAGCTATTGTAACTATGAAAAACGAAAGAACCGGCTCGCGGTATATCGACTTTGATGAAAACGATTTGATTGATTTAACCAAGTGGCCTAGAATTTAAAATTTTATTCAGTTAATTTATTAATAATTTTATATAATCCGTCAATTTCCAACACAATATCATTCAAAAGATTATCGAATGTTGCGGAATCATCTGATACTGGATAACTAAGATATTTGATACGTATTGCATCATATTTTTTTTGTAATACTTTAACTTTTTTTAAATATTTTTTTCTTTCCTTGTTTTTTATTTCATATTCTACATCGTATTTTTTTTTAATAATTTCATTTCGTTCTTGTAATGCTTCAATTTTCTTTTCTAATTTTTTAATAATTTTTTCTTGAAAATCATCAATACTAGGTGGTTCCGTAAAAGGTGGTATTGTAGCTACACTAAGATTTCCAGTATACACACCACGCGGAGCGTTCGTTATATGGATGCCATCCGTAGGATAAACAGATGAACCATGTATTTTTGATTTACATAAATGGTATTCATTAATAGTCACAGGTTCACCACAATCTGGGCATGGGTGATATTTCATAGACATATTTTTGCTTCATTACAGTATCTTATTAATTTTTAAAATTTAGCTATATGGTACCACTAACTGCCTACGGCAACGTCGACGCGGCGCGCCCCTTTTTTTTAAAATTTAACCGTATGGTACCAAGTCGATTTAATTTAATTGCAAACGTAGGGGCCTATTTTTTTAAAAAGTTACTGTATGGTACCAGTTGCATTAATCAGAACTGCAAACGTACGGAGGTAAAAAATCACACCGTCTCGGGGAGTGGGTGTTGGTGGTGTGTTGGGACTCCTTCACCTTATGACACTCCTTTTTTCCATGATTCAAATTAAAAACATGGAAATATCTTACAGTATTACGCACGAATTAATAATAATATGACATAGCTTAAGGTCAATTGAACTGATGGCTATTATATACAGGGGGTAGGGGGTACCATTAAGCATCTCATTACGGCGCAGCGTGTCATTTTTAACAAACCATACTATCATTATTGATATTATGATCAATTTCATACTATTTTGTATATTAGAGACAAGTATTGCGATAAGTGGCGTATACTTGGCATATCATTTAAGATATCCAGAAAAAACAATTGAGATTAAAAAAACCGCCCAACATATAGAAGAAATATTTGGATTAAATTAGTTCTTTGGACTTTTACCATATTCATTGAATGGATGGCCGCATATTATCAAGTAATTATAAAATATTCAATTTTGCAGGTTTTCCGACTTTGATTAATTCTGATTAAAAAAATTCTTAGGCCATGTAAAGCCGCATTGATTACAATAATCAAGCTTATCACACAAGAAGATCGTTTCACATTCTGGACAAGTTACCATGTAAAGAGATTAGATTATTGAGTTATTCAATAGTAGTATGTAATAATTAAACACACATTGATTAATTGAAATTGTCCCTACTGGGGATAATAGAATTAATTATTTTGATGGTGTTTGTTCTAGTTGTGTTTTTTGTGAAAATCGTGATTTTTTGAATTTGTATATATGTAATATTAGTAAATAATATATAATATTTAATATAATCATAATCATGAAAACCATACTAAGTTTAGAGAATTCAGGAAATGGCGATATTTTTAATGAAGCCATGGAAGAATTAGAGGAAATAATTATGAATGGGGGTAAACTAAATTGGTAAGCTCTCAATCATTAATAGAAAAATGGGAAGCTAGCTTATGCCATGCTAACGCCAATTATCAAATGATAGTAATGGCCGAGCTTGGTAAGTATTCAAGTCAAAGCTTGGAGAATTTACAAATCGCTCTAGCTAAAGCAAACCCTACAAGAACACCAAAATTTTTCAATAGAAATCATAGAGTTTTTGAAGTGCTCCAAAAAAAGGGCATGATCAAAGCTAAAGAGACCAAAGGCGGTTTAGTGTATGTTTTGAACTGTCCGCCAACCGTTGAAAATATGGCTGAAATTAGATCAGCAGCCATTAAAGCAAGAAAAGCTTTTGAGGTGTCTCAATAATGCAGATTCCACCAAAGCCAAGTATTGAAGCAATGGATAAGATGAGCAAAGAGATAATCGAGTATATTATTTCAAATGCTCCATCTGTAGCCGTTACAAAGGTATTTGATAAATTCAGCCCAGACTTTAAGCAAACCAAGCAGCTAGATCCTTGTTTGTTACATTGTTTAGCCATGCTTGAAAAAGGAAAATTAATCATGATGGACAACAAACACAAAAACGCAAGTCTAGCCGCCTTTGTTTTACTAGAAGAGGATGGAACGCCGCGACCTTATGAAACGATTGATAATCTCTATGAGTCGTTTACGTTTGGTAATTGGATAAGCACACCATACGATAAAGTATGTCATGATATGTGCTATGATCATTATGAAAAAGGCTTTCCTGTGAAAGACTGCGCAAAGTGTGAAAAAGAAATTTTAAGCACAATATGTAAAGAACACGGAAAACCGTTAAGACGCTGTGAAAAATGCGCTGCTTTTACAACAATATTGAAAAACGTTGTATCTGCAAAAGACGCTGATAAATGGATTAGCTCCCACATAGCAGAAACCAAAAAAAGAAACTTGGAGGCCTTTAAGAAATGAGGGGCATGAATACAAAGCTAGCCGACCAAACTAGATATAATGATCTAGAAGTCGTTTTATCTCAAGACTTTGCGTCAATGAGCCTTGAACAGCTACAAACAGCAGTTAAGGAGTTTGGAGCAATACACCGCCCAGAGATAAACGAGGGTTTGAACTGGAGCGACTCACAGTACAAAGCTTGGCAGTTTCTATACTATTGTATCAAAAAAATAGAATGCCAAAATGATAAAGCCGCTGTCAATGATGTATTTCATTCTAGTTGGGGCTATGATCAGACAAACACGGAATATTATAAAATCGTGTCAATTTCAAAGAGTGGAAAAACTGCCAAAGTCGTACAAGTGGGATCAGTATCAATCGGTGA